CTTCGAGCGGTCCGCCCTCCAGCGGCGGTCCGTGATCGCGGCCATCGCCGGGCGGCGCGAGTTCCTGGCCTTCGCCGGGCCACGCTTCGCCGGGGCACGCAAGGCGCTGTGACCGTCGTCCTCGCCATCGACCCGGGCTGGGGTGGGACGGGGTGGTGCCTCGCTGCCCCGTCCGGCCCCTTCACGGTCGGCCACGTCGTCCTCCCCGGGAAGGGCAGCAGGACGCGGTACAGCCGGCTCGTGAAGTGGCTCGACGAGCTGGCCGCCCTGGCGGGGCCCATCGCGGCAGACGTCCGGGTCCGGGTCGTGCTCGAGGAGGCGCCGGAGGTCTACGGGGGCCGGGGCAACCAGAGCGCCACCGGCTACGGCATGGGGACGCTCGCGGGCGCCGTCCTGCTGTGGGCTACGCGGCTGGCGCTGCAGGAGCCCGAGTCCTACGACTGGCCCTGGCCGGTCCCGGTCCGGGACTGGCGGAGCTGGTGGAACATCATGGGCAGCCGGGACGTGTCGAAGCGGGCCGCGCTCCAGACCGTCAGCACGCACCGCTGGGGGGCCTTCCTCCAGCCGTGGGAGCCGAGCAGGACCGAGACGTCGCACGCTGCGATCGACCGGATGCACGCCAGGAGGGGAGACGTCGCAGAGGCGATGCTCCTGGGAGTCGGAGCCGCGATGCGGCCGGAACTGGCGCCGAAGGGACCGAGACGATGAGCGGTGCGCGGAGGTGATCGCGACGGGTGAGGTCCAGGCAGCGGCGAGCCGGCGGAATGCCGTTGTTGTCGAGTCGATGGAGTGGTCAACGATCTACGTCTGCGCCGAGACCATCCGAGCGCTCAAGGAGGGCCAGCCATGATCGACCTGCGCTGCTGCACCGCTGCCGAGCTGCTCGCGGAGGGGCTCCCGGAGCCGCCCCGCCTCATCATCGCGGACCCGGCCTGGGGCTACGACAACGCCGCGGGCGGGTCGATGGAGTCCGGCTCCGCCGCGGTCTACGAGACGATGACGGAGGAGGCCGTCGCGGACGACCTCTCCGCCGCCTACCGCGCCGCCGCGGAGGACGCCTACCTCGGCCTGTGGTGTACCGGACCGAAGCTCCGTGAGTGGTTCCAGGAGTCGCTCCAGGGCTTCCCCTGGCGCTACCTCGGGCTCGGAGGGTGGGTGAAGGACCAGCGGCAGATCGGGATGGGCTTCCACTGGCGGGGCCACCTGGAGCCGGTGCTCCTGTACGCGAAGGGCGCCCCGAAGCCGTGCGGCACCGTCCGCTCCGCGTGGACAGGCAGCCGCCGGAGCCACTCCGAGAAGCTCCCCGAGGCCCTGGACGACCTCCTGCGCCTCGGGACCGTCCCCGGAGACCTGGTGGTTGAGCTCTACGCCGGGGAGACCGCCTCCGGTCCCCTCTCCGCCCAGCGGATGGGCCGGCGCTACCTCGGGTGCGAGTCCAGCTCGGCGCGGTGGATGAAGGCGCGGGAGCGGCTGCTGCGGGCGTCTGCCCCGGAGCCCGTGGCCGTTGCCTCCGCTGCCTGCGTCCGCGTCTACCGAGCGCTGGGGAGGCCCGGCGAGACGGTCGTGATGTCGTCGATCCCGGATAGCTGGCCGCCGACCGCCACCTCCTCCGCTCGTGTCGTCAGCCGTGGAGCCGAGGACGGGCAGCCCTGGACGGACGTGATCCCGCTCTAGAGACCCAGCAACCAGGAGGACGCATGAAGAGGACGAAGGACTACCGGCACCCCACAGGCCGCAAGCTCAACCGCGCTGAGAAGCGCCTCATGTCGCCAGCGGTCAAGGCCGCGGACGGCGGGACGAAGATCGACGTGGCGCTGGTCATCGGCTGGAAGCCCGAGTCCTCGCCGCCGCGGCCGAAGAGGGCGCAGCGAGGGCGGGGGCCGAAGCGCATGGGCTTCAACCGCATGAGGGCGTGCCGGGACGTGTCCGGCGTCCGCGGTCGCGCCGAGCCCGTCGCCCCGGCCATGCCGAGCGACGGCGCGCTTCTGGCCGGCAAGTCAGCGGTGACCAGGTGGCGGAAGGCCCTCACGCGCTTCCTGACCCGGAAGGGCGCCAGCGCGGAGGACGCGAAGCTCCAGGCCCACCGCAGGCTGGAGCGGGAGAAGGACAACGCCAGGGCGTCGCGGAAGGTCGCGACGGTCGCGGAAGACGAGTAGGGACGGTGGGCTACTTCGACCCCTGGACACCCCCTCGGCGGCGCCGTGGTCCTGCGGAGATCCTAGCGGCACAGCACCGGCCGAGCCGGAACAGCGGACCACAACCCACCTCGGCAACGAAGCGGCGGGCGACGACGGGGCCCACGGCGACCGCTGCAGATCCACCGAGCCGCCCGGAGTACCGGGACCAGCGACCGCCGCCTGCCCTCTGGCCGACCCGGGTCGGCATCGTCCCCGGTCGCCAGCCTCACGGGCGGCTGGACCGGCGGGCCTGCGAGGCCAGGTAGCTACGGGGCCAGCTCGTCGAGCGCCCTGTCGATCCCCGCGCACCCGCCAGCGCCGACGCCGACACCCGCCGCGAACGCCCGCCACTGCGCCCGCCTCGCCTCGATCAGCGCCGCCACCTTCGCGCGGTCGACCTCGCTGGCGTACGTCCTGTCATCGGCGATCTGAGCCTGCAGCCGTCCGATCTCGCTGAGCGTCCGATCGAACTCCCGATGGATGCGATTCCAGTCCTCATCGGTCAGAAGCCAGCCGTGGAACGGCGCCGAGTCCTCGCCGAACAGCTCCACCGGCCTGCCATCGCCGACCAATTCCTTGAGCTCCGGCGCGTCGTACGCGGTGACCGGCGACCACTGGAGATAGGACGTCAGCGGGGAGCCGCAGCCGGTCAGCAGCGCCAGCAGGACGACGAGACGGGTCAGTCCCACGGGTCGCCGAAGCTCCGGTCGTCGCGGTCGTCGTCGTCCACCGGCGGGATGCTGTCGAGCGTGTCGTCGAGCTGGGCGTCCGCGACGTCCTGGTCTGACGCCTCCTGGTCCACGGCTCGGTCATCGTTCCGTGCCGTCGTGCTGGCGTCGTGCTGGTCTCGCGCCCTGTTGGCGTCCCTGCGCGCTCCGAGCTTCGCCCGCGTCGCCTCGGCCACGCCAGCCCCGCCGAGCAGCCAGCCAGCCAGCTCCACGGCACCCTTCGCTGCTGCGACGACTGCGACGACTGCGACGATGACGAACAGGAGCCGCACCCACAGCGGCCGGGCCTTGATCCACTCCCCCATCACTCCCCCCCGTAGCCGCTGATGTCCTCGGCGCTGGGTAGCTCCTCGTCGAGCGTGTCCATCGTTCCGGTGACGGAGCCGCCGGAGGCCCACCGCTTCAAGCCGGCCTGGCCGCCGAGCATCCCCACGAGAGCCTCCGGGAGCAGCGCGGCGACGGCCGGGATCAGCTTCTCCACCGCGGCGTGGATCGGGATACACATCCCGCCGGCCACCCCGCCGAGCACCGGCCCCCAGGCCAGCCTCGTCCAGCCGGGCCACAAGGGCAGGAGCCCCACTGCGACGCCGAGCAGCCCGCAGGTCAGGCGCACGATCCACCGGTTGATGGCCGACCTGCGCACGGCCAGCCGTCGAGCCGCCCGCGCCCTGGCTCCCTCGTCCTCTACCTCCGGGGGCACGACCGGGGGCGGACGGAACAGGCGCAGCCCCTCCTTGAGGAGCCGGCCCGGGATGGAGTAGATCAGCACGCCGAGCACGCAGACCTCGACGGTCAGGAGCAGGTAGTCGGCGGGGGTCACGCTGCCATCCGCACGCCGAGGATCTGGCCCGCCGGGTAGATCTTGATGGAGACCGCGTTGCCCTGGTTGGCGCCGAGCACGATCGCGTTGCCGTGCGGTGTCCAGCCTAGGAAGATCGCGACGTGGCCTCTCCAGTCCGAGATGGAGACCCGCCAGAAGACGATGATGTTGCCGGGCGAGGCGTCCATGATGTCCACGGCCTTGCCCCACTTGAGCCAGCTCCGGGCCGCCTTGTTCCGCGTCCCCTGAAGCCCCGCGAGCAGCATGATCCAGTTGATGAAGCTGGAGCACCACGAGACCTCATCCGGCAGCTCCCCGTCCCCGTCGACGCCTCCCGCGTCGCAGGCGTCGTGCATCGTGACGATCTCGGGGTTGTGCTTGTCCCCGGGGACCTCCCGGAGGCCGATGTACTGGAGCGCGATCAGTGCGTAGACGGGCAGACCCGGCGCACGGCTGCGGACGAATGGGATGACGTTGGGCATGGGGGCCTCTCTGAGGGACAGCAGGAGGTTGGCTCGCTCAGGCTACGCCGGGGGCCGGTCTGCGTCACCTGCCGACGAGGCCACCTGGGGGCGACGGGAGGATGGAGTCGGGGATCGCGTCGATCGCATCGAGGTCGAAGACGACCGAGCCGCAGGTGCCGGCGCAGTCGCAGCTGTGGCGGTGGGACCGGAAGAGGGCGACGAGGGAGGCGAGGCGCTGGTCTACGCGCCGGATCACGAAGTAGGCGGCGACTCCCCAGGCCAGGCCGGTCCCGACGGCTACCGCTGGTAGCAGCTCCCCCATCTGGACCTACGTGTGCTCGTGGTACTGGAGGGCGAAGTTGCCCGAAGCGCCGCCGACCGACGAGGCGAGCTTCGCCCGGACGCGGGCGTTGGCCGGAATGACCGGGGTCTGGAGCTTCACGGACTGGAGCCCCCCGAAGCCGACCACCGAGTTGCGGTTGAGCCGACGCTTGCAGACCAGCGTGTCAGCGCCGCCCTGGAAGAGGTGAAGCTCGTAGACCGCGTCTGTGTCCAGCGCCTCGACGTTGAGGAAGTGGAGGCTGTAGGGGTTCGTGATCGTGCTCGCCGGGACGACCTCGACGAAGGCGCCCAGCGTCCAGACGCCGCCGCTGTCTGCGACCGTGACGCCGCCGGCCAGGGTCGGGTAGCACATCCCCTCGCCGTGGAGGTGCGCGTTGATGCTCTCCAGCTCTGCGAAGGCGCTGTCCGCGGTCGGGGAGCCCGGCAAGGCGGTGTTGATCTCGACGAGGCAGCAGCCAGGGCGGCTGCCTCGTCGAGATCAGGTACGCAGTCCCAGCCCATTACCAGCCTCCGAACTCGATGACGATCTCAGTGAGGATGTCGTTGTCCGCTGCGGCGTCGACCTTGCTGCGGCCGTAGAGCGTCCCGCCGGAGCCCACGGAGCAGGAGACGCGGGTCTGGTCACGGACGTGGGCCGCCGCTGCCTCGGTGCTGATCGCGATGAGCCCTTGGTCGGTCGCCACCCCGGCGCCGGTGGCCGTGAAGCTGGCCGCGTTGCCGAGCTGGAGCGGGCCGACGGTCGTGCCCGTCGACGTCGCGACGACCAGGGTGGCCTTGTAGGAGATGACGTCGAAGTGGGGCGGCAGCTCGTCGACGCTCCACTCGCTCCCGTCCGCCGCGTCGGCCTCGGAGAAGGAGAGGGTCTGGCGGTAGCGACCCCCAAACCGGGTGACTGCGCCTCGGACGACTGCGCTCTGTAGGTAGGCCATGCTCGATCCCCTTCTTGTGGACTATCTGCCGGGTCTTGTGAAAGATCCAGGGCAGGTCACCGTTGGATCAATGGGAGGTTCCCCCATGAGATACGCCACCGCCGCCCTCTTCCTCATCATCCTCGCCGCCTGCATCGACGCCGAGCCGCCCGTGGGCGCCGGAGACGACGACGACGCCGCACCCGTGAGCGTCGACCTCGGCTGCGTCAGCCTGACCCCGGACGCCGGAGAGGCCGACGGGCCGGTGGTCCTGCGCATCGACAACGACTGCGACGGGCCGATCAGCTGTGAGGTCTTCGGCGGCGGGATGCTGTGGTCCGCCTCCATCCCGAGCGGAGAGGCATGGACCGAGCCGCCGGCCGTGTGCGGGGACTTCTTCGGTGCCTGCACGTCGGTCACGTCGTCGGTCTCCTGGGAGTGGCTCCTGAGCTGCCCCAGCTAGTTGATGTCGAGGATGTGGATCACGTAGCGGCCGACCAACCCTGCGGTCGCGCCGGTCGCCATCGAGGCCGTCAGGTGCTCCCCGACAGCCCAGGAGACGACCGCCTTGCCGTTGCCTCCGGCGTGGACCCCGTTGTCGTTCGCATCGAGCGACGAGCGCGCGAAGGGCACGACCTTGCCGGGGTTGACGTCGAGTCCGTCCATGAGGGTGTCGTAGGACGCAGCGGCGACGCCGACCCCGACGTCGATCGTGCAGGCCCCAGGCTTGGTGGTGACGAGGAATCCCACCCAGACCAGCAGCGTCGAGCCGTAGGTGTTGATCTGGTCGAACACCCCGGCCGCGGCGTCGTTGGCGGTCAGGTTCCCGATGATCGACGTCCCGGCGAACTTGGACATGCCGGTCCGCGGCACGCCGGTCGCGAGCGAGGCGCCCTGCGGCATGACCCGGAGCTTCCCGTCCGCGCTGTTCCGCTCGAGGCTGGAGGCGTCGGCCATGCTGGCCTTGGTGGCCAGGTTGCCCATGGAGCCCGAGGTGACCTCGCCCGTGATGTCGTCGACGGTGAAGGCTGCGCCCAGCTTGCTCATGCTCAGTCTCCTCGGTCCCCGGAGTCGGCGTGGACCTCGATGTGGACGGAGCGGAGGGTAACCTCCATCAGCTCCAGGTTGAGGGCCCTCCCTCGGGCCTGACCGCTCTCATCGTACACGCCCGGGACGTCGTACCGCACCACGTCACCGAGCAGCGTCCCCATCAGCCGGTAGTTGCCCTTGCCCGTCATGCCGCGCTGGCGCTGTGATCGCTCGTCGAGCGCGTAGACGGCGGAGTCCACGTACCCGTTCGCCCCGTGCATCAGCCAGAGCTCCCAGTCGACCTGCCCATCGCGGACCCCGTTGAAGCGAGCCGCGCCCTGCTCCACGGCGTCGTTGACCACGCTGTCGCGCTTGTCCTCGACCTTGATCTGGTGCTCGGGAGCCACCCGAGGGGCGGTGTAGAAGGCGGGGGAGGTCACGCGGATGCTGTTCGCGTAGAGGCCGGTCTCGTCGTCCATCATGGCGGCGGACGCGGGCCGCTTCACTCGGAGGTCGTACTCCCGGATCACGCGGTCAGGCGTCTGGCCCGGACGAGGGCCACGCCAGATCGGGTAGAGCCGCAGCTCCTCGGCGGCAGGATCCCAGCGCTGCACCAGGTCCGCGCCGACAGGCCGGAGCATCCCGACGAGCAGGTCCCTCATCTCGGGGCGGCTCTGGACTACCTCCGGCGGCAGAGCGCAGAGCCCGTAGATCCAGTCCGAGAAGAACCCCATCGGCGCGGACGAGGCGAAGGCTGCGATGGCGCCTGTCCCGAAGACGTTGCCGAGCCCGAGGTAGAGGGGATCCTCGAAGAGAAGCTCCAAGATGTCCCAGACCCGACGGACGCTCACCCCCGTGTTGGTCCGGTAGTTGCCGAGGTTCACGGGATCCTGGTTGACCCCCATGTCCGGGCCGGAGACCCGACCCCAGCAGCGCAGGTCGACCAGCGGGTTGTTGTAGGCGTAGTTCCCGGAGGCCAGGCCGGTCGAGGTGAACTGGACCCCGGTCCCCAGCGGCCCGCGGGCGGGGTCGTCCTGGAGGTAGGTGTTGATGACCCCCCCCTCTCCCAGGACGTCGACCACCAGGCCGGTCGAGCTCTCGTAGAAGACCTCGTGGACGTAGGCGTTGGGCTGGCCGGTCACCAGGGCGTAGGTCGACGTCCCCCGGGTCCCGTAGGGGAGCAGCTCGATCCAGATGTAGTCCGTCTCGCCGGAGGCGTTGCCCCAGACCAGGCCGCGGTAGCCCGGGGAGAGGTGCGGGTGGAGGTGGTAGGTGTTCGGCCACCACATGTTGCCGCCGGGCGTGGACACGTCCGTCCAGCCCGCCTGGTCCGCATCCGAGAGCAGCGAGCCGGGGACCCGGAGCGCCGGGTCGAGGATCCCGCCGGTGGCGACGATGGAGAAGCCGCGGGGGGTCACGTTGTCCGGGTTCCGATCCCAGCGCCCGCCGAAGACCTGCTCCCAGCGGTCAGGGTGGTCGATGTCGAACAGCCACGCCTTGACCTCCTGGTTGGCCCACCAGCCGTCCTCCACGTCCTTCCTCAGATCGTTGTCCCGGTCAGCTCGAGCCCCGGTCCCGTGGGGATCGCCCAGCTCGATCGTCAGAGTCAGGTCGCTCAATGCCTGGATCGTCTGGTCGAGGCCGCCCAGCGTCTCGTCGAACTTGGCGCCGGAGCAGCGTCCCTCCCAGAGGACCGCGCCGGCCGGGCCTGGTCCGGGCTCGCTGAGTACCAGCGCCGTGCCGACCACGGCCCGGGGCCCCACCAGCCGGAGGACCTGGAGCGATCCGTCAGCCGCTCTGTACTCGCCGCGGATGAGGTAGCCGAGCCGGAGGCCGGGGCGGAGGAAGTCCAGCGTCATCGGATCTGCCGGAGCACCACCGCGCCCGAGATGAACGCGGACCGCTCACCGTTGAAGTTGTCGCCGTCCTCCTGCTCCTGGAGGGCCGCCCAGACGATCTCCCCCTTGTCCACGGCGAGGTTGATCGTGATCGACCCGCCGACGACGCCGGAGAAGTCCAGGAACCACCCGAGCCCCCGCTGTCGCCCGTGCCGAACGACCTTGTGGAAGACGTCCCTGTAGCTGACCTCCGGCCAGAGCCGGAAGCGGAGCGGGACGATCCAGGAGAGGTAGCGGCCGACGCCGCGGGAGTGGTCCGGCCCGATCGGGGTCGACGGGTCGCTCAGGCGGTGGCCCTGGAGCACCTGAAGGGTCTTCCCGTTGGTGGTGTCCCAGGTCGTCGTGAAGCCCTTGCAGAGCCCGATCCGGTGGACGGGGCTCTCGTCCCAGTGCCGCCAGAACATCGCGTACCACCGGCGGGTCGTCGGTGCCGCCGTCGACTGGTGGGCGATCTGGATCTTGCTCTCGTCCGCGAGCGGCCTGGAGGAGAAGGCGACGGAGACAGCCGCGCCGGCCTCCCAGGCGGCGGCGCCCTGCCCGAGGAAGCCGCCATGAGCGAACAGCCTGACCGAGGAGTAGTCGGTGTCGTCGTCCCCGTCGAGGGAGAGCCAGACGGAGGAGATGGACCGGCCCGTCCCGAGGTCGAAGATCTGGTAGCTCCGCGTGTGGTAGCGCCGCTCCCCGGCGACGCAGGTGGGGGCGCCCGTGTCGTCGGCGCTGTTGTCGAAGCCCAGCTCCGCCCAGGCGTTGTTGTTGGCCCCGGCGTTGGCGCCGGTGGCCCAGAGCAGGGAGAAGTTGGGCAGCGCCAGGTTGCGGATCACCGCCCGCTGGTCGTGGTTCCAGTAGACCTCGAAGCTGGCGTGGTGGACGACGAGGGCGGCCTGGAGAGCGACAGCCATGCCGAACCGCTCGTAGTGCCCGACCGGGATGGTCACGGTCAGAGGCCCGCCGCCGATGTCCAGGTCGATGATCCAGAGCGCCGACTCCCACTCGAAGCTCGCCCCGTCTCCGGTCTTCCCCTCCGTCGCCACGGCCGGGTCGTCGTCGCTGGCGTTGGACGGCGGCAGCTCGACGTTGTAGGCGGACCAGTACTTGAGGTTGCCCTCGAAGTAGTCGGTCAGGCAGAAGGACGTCTGGGGCATGTCTACGCCTCTCCGTAGCGCTGGCGGTCGTCGTGGGAGATGCCGCGCTCACGGGCGCGGATCCGGCGCTTCTCCGTGGCTTCGTACACCGGATCCCCATCGACGTTGACCACGATCGGGATCGTGACCTCCCCGCCTCCGCTCGACTGGCGGCCGGACAGGATCTGGTTGGTCAGCTGGACGGTCCGCCCCAGGTCCTTCGTCGTGGCCGGGTCCGTCACCATCTCGTCGTCCCGAACGAATAGCGCGGAGTGCTGGCCGAAGCCCGCCTTGGAGAGGGCGCCCGGGAGCATCCCTGCGTCCGCGATGCCGGCGATGGTGGTCCCGGCGATGCCTGCGATCTGCACCCCGCCCGTGAAGCCGGCGGCGATCATGGCGGCGATGCTCTGGGGGTAGCCCAGCTCGTTGGCCTTGGCGATGGCGACGAACATCGAGATCGTGGCCTGCGCGATGGCGACGATCTGCTGGGTCACGAAGGCGGCCTTGGCGGCCTTCTTGCCCTCCTCCGTCTGCTCCCCGTACAGGGCCGTGACCAGATCCCCGATCTGGCCGGCGAACGTCGACACGGAGCCCATCGTGGACATCGCGTAGCCGACCGCCTGCTGACCCTCCCGCTCCCGGATCCGGATCCGCTCCTCGCTCGCGGCCCGCTCGCCCTCGACGGCCTGCTGGTGGAGGGCCTCGATCTGACGGGAGGTGTCCGCCTCGATCGCGACGATCGCCTGAGCACTGGCCTCCCGGACGGAGAGCCGCTCCGCCTGGGACAGCATCTCGTTGGAAAGGAGGGCGTCCCGCTGTAGCTCGATGGCTGCAGTCCGCTGCGCCAGCTCGAAGGAGAGCTTGTCGACGCCGGAGAGGGAGGCGGCCTCCATCTGGACCATGACGGCGGCCAGGCTGTCCAGCGTGGTCTTGAGGTCCGCCGCCGCGCGCTCGCGGTCCTTGAGCACCTGGGCTGTGCCGTCGTCGGTCCCGCCACCGCCCACCGCAGAGGGCGCGCTCACCCGGCCGGAGGTCGCGGCCTCGGCCCGGAGCCGCGCCTGCTCGCGGAGGAGCTTCGCCTGCTTGGTCAGGATCCCCGCTTCGGCGCCGAACTCGTTGGCCAGCGAGACGACGAGGGACTTCTGACGCTCGACTCGCTCCTCCCAGGTGGCCACCATCATGTCTCGGAAGGCTTCGGTCTCTCCCATCTCCGCCAACTCAGCGGCGGTCATCTGCTGCCAGGCGCGGAGGTTCCGCTCGAGCCCGCGCAGCCGGTTGTCCGCGTCGTTGATCTGGTCCTGCGCCGCCTCCGTGCGCTCCGCGTCCATCTGCCGCTGGGTCTTCCCGAGGACCAGGAGCGCCTCGGTCGCGATCGCTGCCCCGACGGCGATGTCCGCCATCAGCGGGATCCAGGACATCGCGAACGTCTGGACCATCCCGTCGCCGGCCGTCTTGAGCCGGAGGATCGCGTCGTTGAAGTCCTCGGCGGCCTGGGTGTCGTCCTCGGACCAGACCACCCCGAGGGCTACGGACTCCTGGTGGAGGCGCGACATCGCGTCGGCGCCCTGGTTGAGCAGCGGGATCATCTGGGTCCCGGACCGGCCCATGAGGTCCTGGGCGAGCCCCGCCTTGACCGCGCCGTTCTCCATCAGCGAGAAGGTGTCCGCGACGTCGGCCATCACGGCCTCGGTCGAGCGGAGGTTGCCTTCGGCGTCCCGCAGCTCGATCCCCATCACCCCGAGGGCATCGTTGACCGGCCCGGTGCCCTTCGTCGCGGCGTCCAGCATCCCCTTCTGGAGCTTCCGGATCCCGCCGGCCAGGGACTCGACCGAGGTCCCGGCCAGGCCCGCCGCCAGCTTCAAGCCGGAGAGCTTCTCCGTGCTGATCCCGGTGATCTCAGAGAGCTTCGCGATGGCGTCGGCAGCATCGATCGCCTTGCCGGTGAGGTGCGCGAGGCCGACTACTAGCGCGGCCAGAGCGGCGCCCATCGCCGCGGTGCGGAGGGTGGTCCGGGCGGAGGCAGCGCCTACCTCGTCGACACCACCGCCGAGCCCCTTGAGCTCGCCCTTCGCCTTGCTGGCGTCGGCGTTGATCAGGAGGGTCATCGCGTTGGACATCAGGCAGCCCCTCTGGAGGTGGTATCCCGGCAGCAGGCCAGGCGCTCTGCCGTTTTCCGGGTCTCCGACCTACGCCGACCCCCCTGGAGCGGCCAGCGCGGCAGACAGGCGCTCAGGCGCCGGAGTCCGCGTCTCGCTTCGCCTCCTCCGCGTACCACAGCGACTGGCGGCGCGACGTGGCGGTCAGGACCCGGAAGGCGTCCGTCATCCAGGCCGGCTGGTCGAGGAGTCCGCCGGGGAAGGGGTAGCCGCTCTCGCCGTAGTAGGTCCAGTCCGTCCACGCCTGGATGGTAGCAGCGACCATCGGCTCGCTCAGAATCTCCGCCGGGCAGCCGCGGACGGAGTGGTCGGCCCGCAGTTCGCCTGGCGGCATCCGGGCCGGGAGCAGGGCGGGGCTCTCCCACTCGTCGTGCTGTGGATGGTCCGGCTTGCAGCGGCCCTGGCAGCCGGCGGCCAGCTTGCACCCGGCCCAGCCTTCGATGTCGTGGAGCGCCTCCTCCTCTTCCTCCGTCTCGGGGCCGGGGAAGGAGAGGTAGTGCAGAGCCGCTCTCAGCTTTTTGCTTCGCCCCCGGGGAGGGTCCCGCGGCGCTTCAGCTCGCGCTCCAGCTCCAGCATGAGGCCGTTCTGCGCCATCACGAAGCCCTTGAGGCCGACCTTCGGATCGAGCCCGGAGTGGTCCCACGCCTCCTCCGGGATCTCCAGGCCGACGACCTCGACCAGGTGGTCCGCGATGAAGTCGCGGCGGACCTGCAGCGCTCGGTCCGACTCCTTCTGCATCGCCTCCAGGTCGGTCTTCGCGGCCCGCTCGGCGGCCTCGTCCGTCAGCCCCTCGGCGCTCTCCTTCACGGAGCGGGCGAGCTGCTCTCGGGCGAGCTGCGCGCGGTCCATCGTGAGCCGGTCGAGGGTGAGCATCGAGGCCCTGGAGGGGGACCGGAGCTGGACATGGAAGGGGTGGGGGGTCGCGCGGTTGTCACCCCACAAGGGGACATACTTGCGGATCAGCAGATCGAGGACGTTCACGGGGCACTCCGTGGGTGGGTGGGGCTAGCAGAAGAAGATGCAGCACTCGTCCTGGCCGGAGTTGCCTCGGGCCGGGCCGCTCAGGGAGATGGAGATCTCCTGCGCGTCGCTCGGGTTGGCCTCCGGGACCTTGAGCAGGCAGTTCGGGGAGTAGGCCCCGACGATCGAGCCCTGGGTGGTGTTCTGCTGCATGAACATCGAGGGGGTCCCGCGAGCGATCGTGTCGTGGACGATCGCCATCGTGGCGGCATCGCTCCAGCCCTTGACGTCCCAGGTCACCTCCTTGGTGTCCTGCATGTAGCCGCCGAAGGCGTAGCCGTCACCGTGGCAGTTGTCCCGCGTGGCGAGCGACAGGGCGGCGTTGACGTCGACCGTGTTGGCCTTGATCAGCGTCCCGCCGATGCGGAAGTGCCCGGCCGTCGCAGGCACCGGGCTCCCGGCGTACACGCCCGTGGCGGTGTAGGGGACGATCGTTGCGCCGTCGGGGTGGAGGACCGCACCGGCGCCAGCCGGGCTGTTCCGCACCATCGTGAGGACCGCGCCGGCCTTCGCCGTGACCTCGATGTTCTCGTTGCCGTTGACGGAATCGATGATCTGGAAGTGGTAGGGGTTCGCCGCGGACACGTCGTCCGGCACCTTGTCCGGGTCGGTGACCGTCATCGACGTCACCACGTTGTCGATGCCCCCCACGTCGTTCATCGTGGTCCAGCCGAGCATCTCGACCTGGCGGCAGGGACCGGAGTGGTTCATCCGGGCGGTCCGGTTGCCACCGAACTGGAAGCCGAAGGAGTCCGGGACGTAGCCAGTGCCCCGCTTGAGGAAGCGGTTGATCGCCCCCCACAGCGTCGCGTTGTCCTCGGCGTCGTCCCGGCTGTCGTTCGTCCAGAAGGCGACCCCGCAGAGGATGGCGCCCGAGGTCGGAGCCGAGGAGAAGGGCGGGTCCACCACGATGTCGGTGCCCAGGGAGTCGACCGCGGTCACGATCCGCACCTCGCCCAGGAGGGCGGAGTAGGCGGCCTGGCCGATCGCCCAGTTGGTCGAGAGGTTGAGGTCCACCCGGCTCGTCGTCGACGTACCAGCCGCGACCGCGGCGTTGCCGCCGGAGACCTTGCGCCAGCCGCCGGACTCGAAGTCCGTCACCAGGTCCGGGTCCGTCCCGATCACGCCGGACGGGATGAGGTAGCCCTCCCAGGAGCCCTGGCCGGTCCGCTGCATCGGGATCGCGTCGTTGAGCAGGCTGGCCGTCCCCTGCGCGTGCTCCGGGTTCTCCGTCGGCGCGTCGGGGATGAGGTTGGCGGAGATGGTCCTGCGCGAGCTGGCCCCGACCGGGTAGGCGGTCGTCGGCGGGTCGCCCCAGGTCGTCGGACCTGCCTCGATGAAGGACTCCAGGAAGCGTCGAGCGCTGCGGATGGGGCCTGGATCGGTCATGGGGGGCTCCTACCAGTCTTCGATCATCATCAGGGTCGCGCTGGTGAACAGGGCCTTGTTGCCCCGCCCCTTCTGCGCGGTCGGCATCTTGACCGAACCTACCCGAGCAGGCCCGAGGATAGCACTCTCCACTCGGCCGTCCGCCACCGTCCCGCCGCCGGCCAGGTTGACGCCCTGGAGGAAGACAGTGCGGCGGTTCATCAGGTCCTGGAGGGCGTCGAAGTAGCGCCACAGCGTCAGGATGGCGGACTCGGCCGTCCCGCCGATGTCCTTCCCGGGAGCGATGATCGTGATGTCGATGGACAGGGGGTAGAGCCGGGAGTTGGGCTCCGTCTCCGGGCTGCTGCCGGAGCACCACAGGTTGAGGTGGGGGAAGGTGCTCGCCTTCTCCGGCCGCCACTCCCACAGGGAGTAGGACTTGATAGACGGGAACTGGGCCTCTGTCAGCCCGCCCAGCTCTGCGCGGGCAAGGACGATCTGGGAGTTGAGCCCGTTCGTCGCGTCCTGGAGGAACTCGGACAGGGCAGTCATCCCGGCTTCGACGCGGTAGCTCATGGGGTCACCCTGTCATCCCTTGGGCCGCCAGGTCCAGCGCTCCGTCCAGCTCGGACTCGTCCCCGGTGGCGTGCTGCATCATCGCGTCGATCCGGCTGGCGAAGCGGGTGTCCTGGAAGGGGTCATCCACCCCCAGGGCCTTCCGGCGGGTCCAGACGATGTACGCCTGGAAGAGCTGGGTGATGGCGTAGCCGAAGGTCCCGGAGCGGGCGCGCGGCCCGAAGTCCGGGTCGAACCGGACGATCTCCCGCTGCGGCATCGGCGGCTCACCGAAGGCGTGGGCCCGGGCGTAGGGGATCGCCTCGTCGTCGACGCCGACCTCCAGGAGGCGGGACCCGATGTTGAGGAGAGAACCCGGGCCGCCCTCCACGATCGCTCCCCGGAGTGCCCCGGTGAGCACCATGATCGGACGACCCGGGAAGTTGTCCTCTTTCCACTCCTCGTAGGCCGTGCTCAAGGCGCGGTGCCGAGGTCCGGTGTAGGTCCCCTCCGAGTCGAAGTGCTTGCGCTCGTGGATGCGGAACAGCTCGACGACGCGGCGGAACACGTCCTCGAAGTCGACCATCAGGTCCGCCCACTTCTCGATCCCGAACTTCAGCCGGGAGGCGGAGGGGTCAAGCCGGAAGTCGAAGTCCACCGTGGGGCTCCCTACAGCGGGTCGCCGTCCTCGAAGGTCGGCTGGGGCAGGTAGGGGACGTCATCCCCACCAGGCGTGACGTCGAAGTTCGGGTCCGCGCCCTCGACCGCGGAGGTCCGCGCCCGGGAGGTGTCGGCCGCCGTCAGCTCTTCGGTGGCGCCCTGCGCGATGAGGACCTGACGGAGCTGGCCGAAGTCGCCCTGGACCCAGCGGCCGTCCTTGTCGGTGTAGCCGGTGACTCCGCGCGCCAGCTCCAGGAGCATCTTTGCGGACTTCTCCTGGCCCTCCAGGAGGGAGGACTTGCTCGTCAGGACCAGGAGGCTCGCCCAGAGGGTCTCCGCGTTCCGGGCCAGCTCGAGAGAGATGGAGGCGGCGGTCAGGGTGACCGACAGGCTCTCCCGGAGGAGGGCTACCTGGACGGTGGTGGAGGCCCGGTCCCAGAGGTAGGTCGCGTCAGTGAGGGTGGGCTCGGTGGCAGACGCTCCGTCCGCGAGGGTGCCGCCGTCGATGTCCGCGACCGCGGCGAGGGCGTTGGCGAGGCTGGCGCAGTAGTGGTCGACCACGGGTCAGCCCTCCGTGGACTTCCCCGCCTTGGGGCCACGCCGCTTCGCTGCGCGCTCCGGACTGTCGATCACCAGCTCGGCATGACGGCGCTCGACCAGGAGGGCGGCGCTGTCCGGGGTCACGGAGAAGACCTCGCCCTGACGGACGCGGACCCTTCCGGGGCCGAGGCCGAGGGAGAGGGCCACCAGAGCACGGAGCTTGACCGTCATCCCAGCTCCGGGAGGGGCTCGTCGTCGGTGTCGCCGCCGCCGGCCTTGAGCTTCTTCTCCAGGCGGGTGACCTTGCCCCGGAGGACGGCCCGCTCGCCCTTGACGGACTTGAGCTCTGCGTGCACCTCGTCGAGCACCGTCCCGAGGCTGGCGATCTCCCGGAGGGCGTCGACCAGCTCGGCCTCCGCGCCGCCCTCGGTGACCAGGCCCTCCCGGCGGACCGGGCGGATGCAGGTCTCGTGGCCGGGGACGAGCCAGTCGCCGTCCTCGCCCTGGACCGCCTTCGCGGCGAGGACGTCCGGGACAGCGGCGCCAGCGCGGAGGAGCTCTCCGCCCCACCGGAGGGAGCCGGGGCCGATCTCGAAGAGGGGGGGGGTGGGCTCAGACATCGAGGGGCACTCCTCTGGATGAAGGGGGCTGTGGAGCTACGCGCCCCAAGCCTCCACGGTCAGGACGTCGTTGACCTGGATGTCGGGAGCGGCGCCGCCGCCGAAGGTGCAGGCCACGTCGCCGCCGCCGCCGACCATGAAGACGTCGGTTCCGAACCGAATCGTCCCGGCCGCCGGGTCGTGGGCCTGCACCAGGAAGCTGACCACCGCGAAGGGGAAGGCCACCGACAGGCTGTTGGCGATCATGGCCGCGGTCACCACGACCTCGGTCGCGCTGTGCCGGCGGGCCGCCTTCGCCCGGCCGCCGAGGGTGTTCATGTTGACGTTACCCACGTTCCAGATGGAGTTGATGTGGGTGATCGCCTCGGCCAGGACGATGCTGGGGTCAGCCCCGACGGGGGTGCCGCCAGCACCGTCGGCAGACAGGATCCGCAGGTCGGTGCCCGCGGCCTGGCCGAAGATGTTCTCGGTGCCCGAGCCGTTGATCGCCGTGACGAGGTTGGTCAGCGTGGCCGCAGGGGTGCCGCCGATGACCACGTTGATGTTGCCGCCGACGCCGCCGAACTCGTAGACGTCCGCGCCGATGGTCAGCGTGTCGTTGGCGTTCGGCTGGTTCACGAAGTCCAGCGAGGCCACGGCCACGCAGCCCTCGTCGCCCACCTTCTCCGCGAAGGCCACGTCCAGCTTGTTGATCGAGGCGAATAGCGACTCGTCGTCAGCGACCACGTTCTCCTCGGTGTAGTCGCGGGCTGCGTCGTTGGTGCCGCCGATCAGCACGCCCAGGGCGGTGAGCACGGTCTCCAGGTCGGCGCCGGCCCAGAAGCCGGCCGTGTCGAACAGGCCGATCCGGGAGGCGCCGCCTCCGGCCAGGATGGACGCCAGCAGCGCGCTGGACGGACCCAGGGACAGGACGTGCCAGTTGGTGCCGTCGCTGGCGATGTAGAGGCTCTCGCCCGCGTTGACGGTCGCGACCAGGCCGGCGGCGTCGTTGTTCACCGTGAGGATGTCCGCGGCGGCCGTGCCGGTGTTCACCAGCCAGTACCAGAGGCGATCGGCTTCCGCCGGCAGGGTCACGACGCGCGTGGCCGCGTCCGGGTCGAGCCGGTGGAGGTGCGGGTCCGTGATGACCAGGGTCTTGCCCGCGGCCAGCACCTCCTCGTTGGTGGAGCTCGGGCCGGTCGCCAGCTCCGCTAGGGCGCCCTCGACCGTGGTGGCCGTGATGATCGCCAGAGCGTCCGCGATGCCGATCCGGGTGGCGCCCAGGCCGGCCACCGTGCTGGCGAGAGCCGCCGAGGACGAGCCCAGGAAGCCCACGGTCCAGGTGGCGCCGTCGCTGACCACCAGCAGGGTCTCGCCCGCGTTGACGGTCGCGACCAGGCCGGCGGCGTCGTTGTTCACCGTGAGGATGTCCGCGGCGGCGTCCCCGCTGTTGCGGATGAAGTACCAGCGCCGGTCCTCCTCCACCGGGAGCGTGACCACGCGGGTCGCGGCGTCCGGGTCCAGGGTCTGGAAGGCCGGCTCGCCCGTGGCGATCACCTTGCCCGCGGCCAGCGTCTCGACGTTGTGCCGGCCCAGGCCGGCAGCGGTGCTGACGGCGACGACCGTCGCCTGGGTGGTCCCGCCGAGCAGCAGCACCCGGTCGGACTCCGCCGCCAGGATGATGGGCTGTCCGCCCGGGGTCGCGATCTTGCCGGCGCCGATGGCGTGCCGGATGGTGATCGGTGCGCCCGCCGGGTCGTCAGCCGCCAGGACCAGGAACTCACCAGCGGACAGGCCCGAGATGTCGTCCAGGTCGTCGGCCGTGGCGCCCGCGCCGTCCACCGACATGTAGCCCTGCGACTTCGCGATGGCGCCCGCGCCGTCGATCTCCACCCGCACGGCGTCGACGAAGAGCATCCCCAGCACGGTCAGGATCGCTCCCGCGGTCTGGCCGGGGCTCAGGGCGAGGACGCTGGAGGTCGCGGTGGTGATCTCGGCGGAGGTCGCCATCCAGCCCGCACCGAAGTCAGCCCAGGCCGCGCCGGTCCAAGCGATCTCGCTGCCGGCCTCGAACACGGCGCCGGTGTTGGTCTTGGTGGCGTCGTTGTCCGTGACGTCGGCCGCGATCCGGTAGTACCAGCCGGGGCGGACCGCGGCGAGGGTCGGGAAGTCGGCCGCGACGGTGATCACCCCGCGGAAGATCAGCGGGGCGGTGGCGCTCGCGTCGATGGCGAGCGGGATGATCACGATGTTGGTGCCGTTGTGGTACGCCAGCACCATGTCGTCGGCGTCGGCCAGGGAGATGTCGAGGCCGCCTGGACAGCTCAGGTTGCCCACGCCGTCCCGCAGCACGACCGTCCGAGCTCCGCTCTCAGGCTGGAGGTAGGCCATGTCCCCGTCGGACATGCCGTTGATCGTGTCGAGGTTGTCCGACGCGGCGTCCGCCTCGGTGTCCACGCGGACCCGACCGGACTTCACCGTGATCGCGCCGGTGGCGATGGTCGCCTCCTTCGAGGGCACCGTCATGCCCAGGTGGGCGACGATCTGGGCGTAGAAGTGGCCGGGTCCGCTCATGCTCGTCTCCTCGGCCCGGGGCTACCCGGGGCTCATGCTCCGCCGCCGGCGGTCTAGCCGTGGGCGTTGACGACCAGGTAGCTCTCGTCCCAGCCGCCGGTGCCGTCGATCTGGAGCCACTGCTCGTCCCAGCTGATCGTGTTCCGCTCGACCCCGGGCTTCGGGAACCAGCGCTTCACCGCGCCCTCGTCGCCGTTGGCGAGCTGGTAGCGCGCGAAGGCGCCGTTGGGCTCGTCAGCGACCAGGCTGTCCACCTTGTTGAGCAGGGTGATGTGGTTGCCCCACACCCGGGAGAGGCTGGCCGTCTGGCCCGGCTCCGCGGTGTTCCGCCGCGAGCGGCCGATGAACACGTTCTGCTCCGGCACCATCCAGATCCGGGCGATGACCGCCTTGAGCAGCGACGGGGCGCGGGAGTCGACCATCCGGCCGATGCTCTCGCGGACCTGGGCTCGGAAGGTGTTGAACTGCGGGTGGGCGTTGTACTTCTGGGCCACGAGATCGTTCATCACGATCCCGTTGGCCTCGATGCCCTTCGCCTCCAGGAACGTGTTGCGAACGGAGTCGATCAGCGCGAGCTGGTCGCTGTTCGGGTTGTCCACCTGGTCGGCCGCCAGCCAGGTCTCGGACCGGCCCGCGGCGCCGGCCGTGGTCGTGTTCTGCACGATCGCCTGGCCGAGCACCTCCCGGCGCAGCATCAGCATGTTCATCACCCGCCGGCCGAAGCTCCGCCGCAGGTTGATCTTCGTCGCCGGGCCGCCGAGGCGCCGCTGGGCCTTCTCGTCGATCGTGAAGCCGCCGCCGAAGTCGTTGAGGTTCCACCCGGAGACCTCACCGAAGAGGATCTCGAACTCCGGGTAGTCCCCGCCGATCCCGCGGAAGTAATCCATGTCCGGGAAGGCGGCGCCGAACCCACCGAGGACCTCCATGAAGTCGCCGGTGAAGTCGTTGACCGCGACCCGCGTGAAGACCTGCTCCGCGATGTAGTCGGAGAGGCTGTTGCCGTAGGCCCGGAGCTGGCTCTCGAGGAGTCCATCGCGGGAGACGCTGGGGTTGGGCATCGTGGTGCTCCTTGGGGCTCAGGGCTGTAGCAGAGGGGCCGAGCCGCTAGGGCTAGGTGACCTCGTAGTAGAAGTGGTTGATCTCGATCGCGAACTCGTCGCCAGCGGCGCCCGGGGTGCCCTTGGAGTAGCCGCAGGACCAGTTGCCGTCGCTGGCGGTGACCACCCTGCTGGTGGCGTCGACCATGACCGGAACGTCGAAGGCGATCGCGGCTCCGGCGATGACGCGCGCGCCACCCTCCGTCACGACGTCGACGCGGGCACCCGCCGGCAGGGCGGAGTAGTCCCGGACGTTGGCGGTCAGGAAGCCGGTGGTCTTGCCGGTCGCCGGGTGCGACGGGTCCGTCTGGAGGTCGGTGTCCGCCCCGGTCGACTTGACCGCGAGGTACTTGGACGTGGAGAAGTCGGCGTCCGTCGGGAACGACTGGACGACCGGCTTGGGGAGGGGGAGGGCGACGGACATCGTGGGCTCCTACGCCTGCGGCTCGTGGGGGTTGAAGTCGGCGTTGAGGTACGCCGTCATGTGGCCGGGGCGGGCCAGCACGGTGTCCTCGGCCTGGGTCCGCAGCTCGAGCGTCGCCTGGTCAAGGCCCTCGGCCTTGACCAGGCGGGCGACCTCGGTCTCGACGGCCGCCACGACCTTGGCCGCGGTCAGGGCGTCGTCGCCGGTCTCGCCGTGGCCCCGGAGGGTCCCCAGCTCCTCGGTCTTGCCGGCCTCGAAGAGGTCCTCGACGAAGGCGACGGCCTTGTCCCAGCCGCTCACCTTCGTCTCGCCGTCCAGGATGCGCAGCAGGCCGTCCTTCTTGGCCGGCTTGACCCGGCCCTCCTTCACGAACCGGGCCACCAGGGAGTCCCGCTGGGCGGAGAGCAGGGTGTCCCGCTCGGCCTTGAGCGTCACGATCGCCTGCTCCCGGACGCTCAGGGTCTCCGTGGAGGTCTTGAGCTCGTCCTGGATCGCCTCGACGGCGACGGACAGCTCCTGATCGGAAGCCTCGGCTCGGAGCTTGAGGCGGCTGGTCACGAGGGGGAGGGTCATCGGGGTCTGCTCCTCGGCTGGGCGCTGCTGCCCGTGACGCGACAGTAGCATGACGGTCCTTGCGCTCTGCAAGGACTCCGCGGGGGGGACAGGAAGATCGGGGAGCCGGAGCCCCTGGATCATCGGGTCGTTGCAGAAGGTCGCGCCCTCTACCAACCAGCCGCCGAGGGGCTTCTCGTCGACCTTCGAGAGCGCGAAGTCGGGGTGGACCAACTCCACCGAGGTGCCCGCGAAGTCTCCAGACGCCCGGGTCTCAACCCCGGCTGCCGTCCACTCGTAGAGGGCTTCGAGGATCGGGGTGCCTGCGGGGAGCTGCTGACCGGGCCGATCCCCGCCGGGCCACTCCTTGACCCGGAGGTCGACGATCCGAGCCCGTGCCTTGGTCTCCTCGGCGGCGCAGGAGCCGAAGGCGAGCGCGTGGTTGATGTCCACCTTCGGCCCGCCGCCGGGCCAGTAGCCCTCGGCCTGCGCCTTGCGGAAGACCGCCGGCATCCCGCGGATGTCCTCCTCCGTGAAGGTCACGGAGCGCTGGCTCTTGCCGCCGGGCTTCCGGGCCACGTAGTGGTGGAAGGTCCCCGGGTAGAGCTGCTCGACCCAGGAGCGGCCGGCGGACCACTCCGCCTCCGCCTGGGGGTCGGCCGCAACCCTCTCCGTCTCCCGGAGGGCGACCCAGGGGCTCCACAGCTCGGTCGTCATGCCGCTCTCCTGTCGTCCTGGATGATGAAAAAGACCAGGCAGTTACAGCGGTCGCCGCCCTCGCACTCGGAGTAGGGCGTGGCGAACTCGTCGAGGCGGCTGATCAGGAAGACCCGGCCGTCCTGCGCGGCGCAGGGGTCACAGGTCTGGCTCTCCGCGAGGTTGGAGAAGACGCCGTGGGTGGCGCCCTGGGCGCGGCCCTCCTGGGCTCGGCCCAGCCCGAAGGTGGTGTTGATGTCCCTCTGCGCGTTGCTCGCGTCCTCCCGCGGGGACATGCCGAAGATGGACCGGACGATGTTGTCCCGGATGGTCGGCTTGTTCTTGGGCGGGATACCCCCGACGATCGAGCGGGACTGAATCTCCGTGATCGCGGTCTGCATCACCTTGGACGCCACGGCGTCCGCGGTCGTCCCGGCGACACCCTGGATCAGGCCCTCCGGGTCGAGGTCATCGAGGACGGAGGTCCCCGGCGACTTCGCCTTGCGCTTCTTGACCTTCGCCAGCCCCTTCCGGGGCCCCGGCGCGAGGACGACCAGCCCGGCGACGTCCCCCCAGGTCAGGCCGCCGTGCCCGTGCCCTCGGAACTCCATGTCGGCGGCCCGCTCCTCGACGTCCGTCCCGATGTCCTCCCCGTCCTCTCCGCGGTCGATCATCCCGTCGAGCACCTGGGCCTTGAGCTCGGGGTCCTCCTCCAGCCGCTCCATCTCGTTGCGGACGCTGACGCCTCCGGCTCGGTACGCCCGGCGGAGGACCGCCTCCAGGCGAGCCGCGAGCTGTCCGGTGGCAGGAGCCTGGACGGTCCGCAGCCCCTTGATATCCGTCTCCTTGAGGAGGCGCTTGGCCAGGGGCTCGGCTACGGACTCCCTCCAGTCCACGATGACCTGGACCATCTCCTCCCGTCCCGAGAGCATCTGGGTCTTGGTCTCAGCGAGTCGGAGTGACCGCTCGATGGGGCGGAGCGGCCGTCCGCCGGGTCCCGTCTCGGGGGTCCCCAGCCCGGAGAGCCGCTGGCGCGCGGCCTCCTTCGCCTCCTCGGCCTGGTCATCGTTCGCCTCGGAGGCGTCGCCGTCACCCTCCGTCGCCGTCGGGTCTGCCGCGGGCTGGGAGGCGGTAGCCGGGGGGGCAGCGGCCGGGGGTACGACCTCCGGGGTCACGGCCGGGGTCTTGACCCTGGCCTCCCACTGCTCCCGCGTCTCCACCGGGGTGTCCGGGAGGGCGCCGACGAGGCGGAAGTAGTCCTCCAGGTCGACGCCCGGGGTGAGCACCTTCGACTCGATCCCCGCCTTGATGTAGTCGGCCTGGGCCTGGATATCGCCCATGCGGACGCGACCGCCGACCATCGACGGGTAGGCCCGGACGCCGGGCCAGTTGGCGTCGATCAGCCGGTGGATATGGGAGTGGGGACCGTGGGAGTGGAGGTCCGCGATGGTGTTGACCGCGGTCTGCAGGAAGCCCATGAACGCGAGTATCTGGCCCTGGATCAGCGCCTCCGTGCCGTTGTCCTCTCCGGTGAACAAATGGGTTGCGTGCGCGGCCCGGCACATCTCCCGGCCCGCGTTCCGCTTCGCGTCTCCGAGCGCCGCTGCCTCGAAGGGAGGCTTGGCGAACTCGACCTCGTAGCCGTGCGGCAGGACCATCCCGTGCCGACCGCCGACCCGGTAGCCCTGGATCGCTGCCCAGGCCGCCTCGTCGTCGCCGCGGGGGGCGTTGGGCTGGACCTTGAGGACGGGGATCCCGAAGGCTCCGCGCTCGAAGCCTGCGGTCTCCAGCTTCGTGTAGGTCACCCGCTGGGCGTAGGAGGCGTGGCAGGCCCGGAGGATCCCGATCCCCTCGGGCGAGGTGCCGTCCTCATTCCAGGTCAGGTGGAGGAGGCGGTCGGGGTGGATCGTCGGCCCATCCCAGCCGGTCTGGTCAGCCTCCCACCAGGCGCCGCCCTGGTTGGGCGCGTCGTTGGAGCTGGGGTACTGCTTGATCCCCCAGCGCTTCGCCAGCGTGGTCTCGTCCTCGTAGGCGTCCCAGCGGTCGATGGTCCGCGGGTGGCGGGGCTCCGTCGTGGCGAGGGTAAGCATCGGGCCGTTCACGCCGAAGTCGGCGCCGATCGTCTCGTCGACCCGCCAGGCCAGCTCGTGGAGGAGGCAGCCGGTCAGGGCGTAGGGCGCCGCCTCGCGGAGGTAGCGCCGGAACGGGACCGCGGAGTGCTCCTCGTAGGCCGCCCGGATGAAGGCCGCCATGAGGAAGTCGGACTCGTCGCCGTCCTTCGCCGGGTCGAAGGTGAACGGCGTGGAGGAGATGCCGACCGTCCACGCGCCCCAGATCGCCATGACGACCGGGTCGGACCGGAGCATCTCGCCCCAGCGACCGATCGTCCCCGTGGTCCCTCGCCAGTCCTCGGGGGTGAGGTGGGGGTTGTGGTCCCAGTTGATGAGCTGGCCGCCGCTGAGCTCCGTGCCGCTCCAGCCGTTCAGCTCGAGCATCTTCGAGCCGGGGAGGCGGGATGCGTTGAGGTGCTCGAAGCCTGGGGCTGGGAGGTAGGAGGGCTGGCCGGAGGTCCGTGCCTGCTCCGCAGCGGCCTGAACCTGCGCGAAGGTCCAGGGCACCCACAGCCGGCCGTCGCTGGGGACGAAGGGGTCTGGGATGGCTGAGGTCATGCTCGCGAGGGTAGCACCGGCCGGGAGGCGGCGCCGTCGGTCCTGCTCTCCGCCTCGCTCGTCGAGTCGATGGCCGAGCCGTTCTGACCTACCACTGGTCCGGCCCGCCAACGGAGTAGACCTCGGGGTCGGCGAACATGCCGCCCTCGCCGGACGCCTCTGTCCTGGCACCTGGTGGAGACCTGCCGGCGCCGTCCTCGTCGAGGTCGAGCACGCCCCACCGGTTGATCACGTAGTAGCGGAGGGCGTCCGCGAAGTCCTCGTTGACCTTGTCCTTGACGGGGTGGTCGCTCTTCCCCGTCTTCCCCTCGGGGTACTGGTAGCCGAGGAGGGACCGGTGGATCCCCACCGGAGCCGGTGGGTACTTCGACGTGACCTTGGGGTCCGCGAGCCTGGAGGCGATGAAGAGGCGGCGCTGGTCCTGGTGGTCGGTGAACCTGGCGCGGACCGCCTCGACGCCGTTGGGGATGTACCGCTCGATCGGGGAGAGGGTCCACTGCAGGCCCTTGGCGAGCAGCACGCTCCGCTCCGCGAAGACCGCCTCGTAGGCATCGATCGCTGACCGGCCTACCGCGGCGTTGGAGTGGTCCCCTGCCGGGTCGATGTAGCACTCCTCCATCTGGACGCCCCACCGCTGGCAGGCGTCAGCGATGGCGTGGGCGTGCCTCTTCTCCAGGCTGTTGGCGAGGACCACCTCGTCGACGACGACCTCAACGGTCCGGCCTCCGGCGACAGGGACGTCCTGGATGAGGAGGAAGGCGGGGCGTCGGTAGCCGGGGTCGATGGTCCCGAAGGTCCGCCGGCCCGCCTTTGGGAGGACGGGGAGGAGGGAGCCGCCCTCCTTCGCCGGGGTCGGGTTGTAGGTGTGGAAGACGAGCCCGGCGAGGACCACGAACTCCCCGCCCAGGTACGCCTTCGCCATCTGAGGGGAGAGGCTGGCGGCCAGGTCGCTGGCGTAATCCTTCGGGAGGAACGGGTTGTCGGCGGTCCTGGCCTTGATGTAGGTCCGCCCGGGGATCCCGCTGTTGAACTCCTCCCAGAGCCAGCCGATCTGCGGGACGCTCGCGACGCAGCGGCGCCGGCAGCGGGAGGCCGGGTCACGGACCCGAGCGCTGGCGATCTCCCACGCCTCCCGGCTGATCAGCCTGCCCTCGTCGAGCAGCACCCACGCGAGGTTGACCCCTTCGAGCGAGCCGGGGACGTCGGCGGACGCGAAGTAGGTCCGGGCGTCGTTCCACCAGGTCAGCACGAGGTCCTGGGACGACCAATCCTTGACCATCGGGCCGAGGGCGGCGCGCGCTCTGTCAGACCGGGTGGGCCAGCGCTTCGCGCCGGGGAGGTTCTTGACGAGGGTTGCGTAGATGGTCCGCCGCTGCGTCCTGTAGGTCGGGGAGATCAGCATCCCGCCCAGGTTCGGGTTCGACGCGACGCAGCGGAGGTGCTCGAAGATCGCCAGCCAGTCCGTCTTGCCGCTGCCCCACCCGCCGCCGACGAAGACGAAGCGATCCGGGCACGTCAGGCCGCGGAGCTGGGCGCCGAAGGGCTTGATCGGGAGCTGGAGGATCTCCTGCCCCACTACGCCTCCGGGAGGTCTTCCTCCCCCTCGACCCCGATCTCATCGTAGGAGGGGATCCCGAGCATGACGGTCGTCGGGAGCATCTCCTTGGCGTCCTTGACGCGACCCATGAAGACCCCGCGGAGCTTGAGCAGCCGGTCGAGCCAGTAGCCCACCGCCCTGGACCGCTTGTAGCCGGACATCGGGACGTAGCCTGCGGCGTTTCGGTCGGTGATCTCCAGGCGGCGGAGCCAGTCCTCGCACTTGCGGATCCCCTGGAGATGGGCCTCCGCCTCCGTCTCCGCCGCGTCGGTCCTCCATCTCTCGGTGGCGGCCGCAATGACCCGCTTCGCCGTCCGCTCGCTGATCGGGCTCCCACCCTGGCCCTTGAAGTTGGCCTGGAGGTGCCGCACCACGTCCGAGTAGCGCACCCCGTTCTCCAGGAGCCGGGAGGCGACGCGGAGCCGCTGCTCGTGCTCGACCTTCGTGGTCATGGCCTGGCCTTCCTCTGGTCCTCCCGGAGGGCCTCGGTCTTGGTGGTGTCGAAGAGGTCCGCCTCGATGGGGCAGTCACCCTCCAGCTCGGCGGCGAGGACGACCCCGTGGCCCGTGAGGATCGTGAGGTCTTCCGCGGCCACCACGTTCTTGTAGAAGCCGTGGTCTCGGAGGCTCTCCCTGATGCGGGTGAGCTGCTTCGCCGGGTGCTTCCGGTAGTTCCTGGGGTGCGATCGGAGGTCCGAGACCTTCACCAGCTTCGGCCTGAAGCCTCCCGCGCGATCGTCGGTGTCAAGAGGGGACATGCCGGGTC